TATCTCCCCGACACGCGCCAACCCAGTCCAAGACAGTCCGTTCATTAACCGACCTGATCCGAGTTAGGATAGAAACATGGCAACTAAGAAACGGAAAAGATTGGGGCAGACGAAACCTCGGCTATCTAATGCGCCTATTAAGGGCAAATCCAGAGTTGATGAAGTTGCTAAGCTCTCAGAACAAATCGGCATGCCTTTATTACCGTGGCAATATCATGTGTTAGAGGACATGCTTAAAATTGACAGTAAACAAAATTTTGTACGCAAAAGTAACTTGATCTTGGCGTCAAGGCAGTGCGGTAAGACTCATCTGGCTCGCATGCGCGTTCTTGCAGGCTTATTCCTATTCCGTGAGAAGAACATCCTTATGATGTCATCAAATCGAGGCATGGCCTTGACCTCATTTAGAGAGATTGCGGCAATCATCGAAAACCATGAATTCTTGATGTGTCAGGTTAAAGCGATTCGATATGCGAATGGCACTGAGTCCATCGAGCTGCTTTCCGAGTTTGGGGGATCTCGGCTTGATGTAGTAGCTGCGACTAGAGATGGTGCTCGTGGTAGAACAGCAGACTTCTTATGGATTGATGAGCTGCGCGAGATTGATGAACAGGCCTTTATCGCTGCAACCCCAGTCACGCGTGCACGCTTGAATTCCCAATCTTTGTTCACATCGAACGCGGGTGATAATTTCTCAAAAGTGCTTAATGACATGAGAAATAGGGCAATGGAGTATCCACCTAAGCAATTAGGCTATTGGGAGTATTCTGCGCCACAATATTGCAAAATCGACCTTGATTCTGAGGAGTTTTGGGATGCAGTTGCAATGGCTAACCCTTCACTCAATTACACAGTCACAGAAGATGCAATCCGAGAGACAATTGCTATAAGCAGCGTTGAGTCAATTCGCACTGAAACCCTTTGTTCATGGATTGACGCACTATCAAGTCCGTGGCCCATGAATATTCTTGAGGAAACTAGCGATAGCGAATTAACTATGGCAGCTGGCCCTTACACGGTGTTTGGATTTGATGTCAGTCCATCAAAGCGCAATGCAAGTCTTTGTGCAGGCCAGATCCTTCCAGATGGTCGCATCGGCATTGGCATCTTAGAAACCTATTACAGTGACACAGCTGTCGATGAGTTAAAGATTGCAGCTTCTATCAAAGGATGGTGCGACATTTATCGACCTAAGGCTGTTTGCCACGATAAGTACACAACAGCCACTATTGCCGAGCGTTTAGCCAATGCTGGAGTGCAAGTACAGGATATTTCAGGTCAGAAGTTCTATCAGGCGTGTTCTGACTATCTTGACAGTTTGGTTAATCATAGGGTCGTCCATTCGGGGCAGGACATCTTTATAGAGCAAATGAATAACTGCGCCGCAAAAGAATCAGATCACGGCTGGAGAATTATTCGCAGGAAATCGGCAGGCGATGTGTCAGCACCAATTTCGCTGGCAATGATCGTTTCGACTTTAATGAAGCCACAATCTAAAGCTCAGATATTTACTTAGACACGCCCTGGCATATTGTCTAATTACTTGACAAATGCTATACTTTCTGACTATGGGTCTATTCCGCAAAACTGAAGCCGATACTAAAAACAAATCACAGCTAGTAGCGCAATACGCCCCTACAATTATGGGGGAAAACCTCAACTCAATAGTTAATATGATTTTGCCGCGTGTTTCACGCAATGCCGCAATGTCAGTGCCTTCAGTAGCAAAATGCAGAAATCTTTTAAGCGGCGTCATTGGTGGCTTGCCTCTTAATTTGTATCGCACTTCTACTGGAGAAGAATTAGGCAATCCAGTCTGGTGTGATCAACCTGCAATAAATCAGCCGCGATCTATAACAATGGCGTGGACTGTTGATTCATTGATGATGTACGGCGTGGCTTACTGGCAAGTTACAGAAGTTTATGCTGAAGATGGCAGACCTGCTAGATTCCAATGGATTCCTAATGTCAAGGTTACATTTAACACAGACTTGACTGCTACCACTGTCACTCAATATTTTATTGATGCGCGAGCTGTACCAATGTCAGGTCTTGGAAGTTTAATTACATTCCAAGCATTCGATGAGGGCATCCTTGAGCGTGGATCAGAAACAATACAAGCTGCAATCGATCTGCGTAAGGCGTCAGTCATTGCAGCTGCAACTCCAATGCCAACTGGTTATATTTCCAATTCGGGTGCTGACCTAGATCCCAAAGAAGTTCAAGGATTGCTTGCATCTTGGCGTCAAAGCAGGTTGAACAGATCAACGGCATATTTGACTTCAACTCTTAGTTATAATGTTGCATCATTCTCACCTAAAGACATGATGTATGACGAGGCACAGCAATTCTTGGCAACTGAAATTGCTCGCTTGTGCAACATCCCTGCTTACATGCTTTCGGCAGAAGCTAACAACAGCATGACTTATGCAAATGTGTTGGACGAAAGAAAACAATTTTATTCTCTATCGCTGGCTCCTTATGTATGTGCGATAGAAGATCGTCTATCAATGGATGACATTACTGCTCGTGGTAACAAAGTTAGGTTTGATGTTGATTCTTCATTCTTAGCGACAGAACCAATGGAACGATTGCTAGTAATTGAGAAGATGCTATCTCTAGGCTTGATCACAGTTGAACAAGCTATGGAGATGGAAGATCTAACACCTAACGGAAGCGAAGGAATCGCCTAATGGAAAATCAGGTAATCACTTTCTCGTCTGGACTTATTGCCAATGTAGAAGAACGCTTAATCTCAGGCAAAATTGCACCAGCGGGAACAGGCGAAGTGGGTAACACTTCTGCTGGGAAAGTAGTCTTTGAGAAAGGTGCTATTGCGCTTCCAGAAGATGCAAAGACTGTCAAGTTGCTCAATCAACATGATGCTCGTCAGCCTCTCGGTAAAGCAACACAATTTACCGAGCAAGAAGATGGCATCTATGCATCGTTTAAGATTTCACGATCTAATCGTGGTACAGAAGCTTTAATTCTGGCAGAAGAAGGATTGCAGTCAGGTCTTTCTGTGGGAGTCGAAGTAATTAAGTCAAAGCAGAAAGGCAATGTGATGTATGTATCCGCTGCTAAGTTGCTTGAAGTAAGTTTGGTAACGGAGCCAGCATTTAAGTCTGCTCAAGTTATCGATGTTGCTGCTGAGGAAAACCCTGAAGCAGTAGAAGAAATCCAACCAACAGAAAGCGAGGCAGTCGTGGAAAATACTCCCGATGTCGCAGCACCAGAAGTTGAGGCAACGGCTGTCGAAGCTGCCCGCCCAACTGTTAGCATCACGAATGTGCGCGAGCGCATTGCACCAATTACATCAGGACAATACCTAGATGCAAGCATCCGCGCTGCACTTGGAGATACAGAAGCTCGCCGTAAAGTTATGGCTGCCGATGACTCAACAACAACAAACACAGGTCTAACACTTGCACCACATCTAAACACATTCCTTACAGATACATTCACAGGTCGTCCAGCATTTGAAGCCGTAACACGCGGATCATTAGCAGGAATTACTGGAATGTCATTTACAATCCCGCGTTTATTTACTAATGCATCAACAGCAGATGTAGCACCAACAGTTGCAGATACAAATGAAGGTTCAGCTCCATCAGAAACAGGAATGACCTCTGTTAGCGACACAATCAATATTGATAAGTTCGCAGGAATTAACGAAGTCAGTTTTGAGCTCATTGACAGATCACAACCTGCTTTCCTAGATTTGCTTATGGCAGAACTTCGCAAGGCATACGAAAAGGCAACTGATGCCGCCCTTATCGCCAAGTTCACATCAGCAGGAACAGCAGCAACTTCAACAGCTGCAACAGCAGCAGGACTACAATCATTTATTGCAGTCGAAGCAGCAGCAGCTTACAAGGGAACTGGTGGCGCATTTGCTAACAAGCTAATTGCCTCGACAGATCAGTGGGCAGCAATCAACGGCTATGTGGACGGTTCTTCACGCCCTCTATACTCAGCTCAGGGTCAGACACAGAACGCTTCAGGTGCAACAGTACCTACAGCAGTTGTTGGTAATGTTCTTGGCACTTCACTTATTGTTGATCACAACATCACAGTAAGCGGAATTGTTGATGAGTCTGCTTTTCTAGTTGCTCCATCATCTGTCTATACATGGGAATCCCCACAGACAGAATTAAGAGTCAATTTGCTTGGTACAGGTCAGATCCAGATCATGCTTTACGGATATTTGGCACTGTATTGCGGTAATGGCAAGGGCGTACGCCGCTACAACCTAACCTAATCAGTTAGAAACTAAGTCGCTCTGGGGATCAGTAGCCCTCTGATCCCCAGAGTCTTTAGAAAGGAATGGGAATGTCACTTACAACAGTCGCAGAACTCCGTAGCACTCTCGGAGTAGGTACTTTGTATGCAGACGCCACCCTTCAATCTGTGTGCGATGCATCAGATGCAGTATTACTGCCAATGCTTGTCGCTAAAAAAGAATTTCCAGTAGCACATTCTAAGACAACTACCACTGCAACACTTTATTTTGATCAAGCTCCTGAGTTTATTGTTGGAGATTCTGTGGTCATTACTAATTGTGGAACAGCATGGAATGGCACAAAGACATTAACAGAAGTCGGTGAGTATTCGATTACTTACACAATTACTGCTGCAACTGCAACAGTTAGAAATACTCTTTCTCCTGCTGGCACAGTCACTGGTGATACTACGACAGACTGGACTACAGACGAAGCAATCCAGAACGCATCTTTGATGATAGCTGTTGAGATCTGGCAAGCGCGTACAGCCACCCTTTCTGGCAGTAACGCAGTCGATTTCCAGCCCTCACCTTATCGAATGAGCGCACAGCTACTCGCTAAGGTCAGAGGATTGATCGCCCACGCCCTAGACCCTAGATCAATGTGCGGCTAATGCCAACACCTGCGATAACTACTTTACGAACTACTTTAGCCACTGCGCTAGTAGATAATACTCGTTACTCAACATTTGCTTTTCCACCCTCAGTCGTACTTGCAAACGCACTAATTATTTCTCCAGATAATCCATATTTAACACCTAATAACAATGGACAAATTTCAATAAGCCCAATGGCTAACTTTAAGATTATTATGACAGTGCCATTGTTTGACAATGAAGGAAACCTTAACGGCATTGAAGATGTTGTAGTGAGCGTGTTTGCTAAGTTAGCGGCGTCAGCTCTGGTCTATAATGTAAGCGCGGTAAGCGCACCTAGTATTCTCAACGCTGCATCGGGTGACCTACTCAGCTGCGAGATGTCCGTATCAATCCTAACGAGTTGGAGTTAAGTATGTCCGATTGGGAAAAAGAAAACGAAGCCTTTCTGATCAAAATCGGACAGGTAGCACCAACAGCACCAACACCAAAGCCAGTAACTAAGAAAGAAGAGGAATAATCCGATGGCAGTTTATTTAGCAAACACTGGGGTTCTAACTGTTAATGCGGTAGATCTCTCAACATTAGTCACAAATGTTACTATCAATCGTAGTTTTGATGAGCTTGAGGTAACAAGTCTTGGGGATTCAGGGCATCGTTATGTTAAGGGCCTAGAAGCCTCAAGCATAACTATCGATTTTATCAATGATTCTGCATCATCAAAAACATTGCAGACACTTCAGACAAACTGGGGTTCAAATGTCACTGTCACATTCAAGCAGCTTGATTCTGCTGTAGCTGCTACAAATCCTCTTTACACAATGACTTGCTTGATCAATAACACAACACCTGTAAATGGTTCAGTTGCAGATCTTTCAACTCAGAGCGTAACTTGGAATGTATCAGGTACAATCGCAGTAACAACCGCGTAAAAACTAACTAAGGGGCAAATCATGGCAAAGCTAAAGATCGTTCGTACAGATGGCAGTATTGTTGAAGGGGAAATAACTCCAGCAGTGGAATATTTTTTCGAACAAACTACCAAGACAGGGTTTCATCGTGCCTTTCGTGACGAAGAAAAACAAAGCCATGTCTATCTTTTGGCTCATGAAGTTATTCGCAGGTCAGGTGAAACTGTTAAGCCTTTTGGGATGGAGTTCATCGAAACACTAAAAAGTGTAACGGTTGAAGATTCCGACCCTTTGTCTTAAAGCGAGATTTGCCATTCACCTATCTAATAGCTCGTCTCAGTATTAGATTGCAAATCCCGCCACAGCAGTTACTAGAACTAGATCGCAACATGCTCAATGCATTGTTTGAAGGTCTAACAGATGAAGCAAAGGAGATTAAAGATGCCAGTAGAAGCAAAGGGCGTCATTGAACTTCGCAAAGCATTAAATAAATTTGCTCCAGATCTTGCTAAAGAATTAACAAAAGAGATTACAACTTCTCTCAAAGTAATTCAAAAATCAGCTCGCGGATTTGTAGATAATACAGCCCCAGGAAATCTCTACAACTGGAATGAAAGCAATAGAGGTCGCAAGATCACTGCTAGAAGTTCCATGTTTAGAACTTTTAACACAGAAGGCCGCCTACGCATGTTCCCTTTATACGATGCAACT